TTGAGGAGGTCCGATGTATCCGGTATTGACTGACATTATGCAGATTCTTATTTCACGCGTTGGCGGTATCGTCTATTATGATGATTCGATCACGTGCATGGTGAAAATGAATGGTGTGGTGATTCAGATTAAGCGGTTGTCTGTTGAGCAGTGGTCTGTGAACTCGTTCAGTAAGGAGTTCTTCAAGATCGTTGATAGTCAGAAGCCGCGTCGTACGTTTGTGTGTGATCGTGTTGAGTTGGCTGATATTTTGAGGAGGGTGTCTAATGCGTCGGTTTGATTTGATGGGTGTTGCGATTCTGTTTTCAGCATCGTTGCTTTTTCTGCTGGTGGTCGGTTTTGTGGCGTTCGCTATCGGTGTTGCGTCCACGCTGATTCCCGTGACATACTGAGAGGTGCGATAGGTCCTCCTCTCCTATAGCAAGGCCCCGGCCACCATGACGGTGACCGGGGCCTTACCTATACCGCTCAGACCTGCTCAGAAGCGTCGCTGAGGGCCTGCCAGGCGGCCTGTGTATCAGGCCCCCACACTCCATCGTCCTCGACGCCTAGGGCGCGCTGGATGGCTTCTACGGTGCGGTCGTGGGCCGCGGCGCTGGCCTCGCCCCATACGCCGTCCTGCTCGGTGCCGATGACGCCCTGCACGTACTGGACGCCGAACGGGAACGAGGCGCCGCCCCACGTCGAGGCGCTCACGACGGCGAGGAGTCGTTTGCGCGTGTCCGGGCCGATGACGTGGTCGGGGTAGGCGCCTACGGCGCGCTGTACGTCTTCCAGGCGCCTCTCTGCGGGCACGATGCTACCCACGCCGCTGTCGGTCCACGGGTAGCGGATGCAGTGGCTGAGGATGGCCCAGGAACGGTGCCTGCGGAGCACCATGCCGCCGTTGCCGTTGGACTCGTCGGAGGTGTTGAACTCGATGGTGTTGACGCCGGTGGTGTCGGTGGACTCCACGACGCCGATGTGGTCATCCTCGCCGTCGTCGTCCCAATCGAAGGTGACCATGTCGCCGGGGCGGGCTGACCCGTAGGGGACGAGCCAGCCGCGGGACCTGGCCGTGTTGACGCGTGCGGGGACGTAGGCGGAATCGAAGTCGGTGACGCCGACCTTACGGAGGCAGTAGGTCATTCCCATGTCGCAGAACGGGACTCCGTTCTGTCCGAATACGGCGCCGTGACGGGTGGCGTAGTCGCGCCCGTACCTGGTGCCTATGTTGTCTGCGTCTTCGTCGTTCCAGCGTGTGTGGCCGACTTCGGCGGCGCATGCTCCGATGAATTCTGCTGCTGTTGCCATTACTCTGCCTCGTGCTTTCCGGGGGTGTGGTCGGTGTTGACGGATGCGACGGCGAACAGGGCGGCGCCGATTGCGGTGAGTGCAGCGCTCTCGTCGCCGTTGAGGTAGCCCTTGACGGTGAGGTATGCCATGACGGCGATCATGAGGTTGTAGGCCCACATACGTGTCTTGGGTGCGGTGAGGAGGTTAATTGCCTTTTCCATTGTCAATCCTTTCTAGAATCTGGTTTAGTAGGCGGGTGTGCTCATCAAAAGCACTTGTGCCATGGTTAGGCCGACTATTAAAAGCGGCAGAATTAACTTTCTTCTCAATACTGTCCAGCCTTTCCATTACCCCTAGCCTACCGGGCACGCCGGGTCTAGGGGCCTCTCCGTGCCAGTCCTCTAGTAGGTTCTCTAGGGACCGGAACTGCTTGTAGAGCCAGCGGCCGACGGCGAGGAACGTACCGATGATGGTGATGAGGGCTACGACTATCCCGACATCAATATGCGCTGTCATTTGAATATCTCCGTGAAAGTGTTTCGGGACTTTGGGGAGTCGAATAGGATAAGTCCTCTCCTCCATCTATTGCGTAACATCTGCATGATGCGGTCGTTTGGTTTCACATAGATATCACCCTCCTTCATAACCTTGTGGTCAATACAGTACATCATCTCCTTTTTGGGCCGGTACTCCTGGATGGTGAACATAGGAAGGTCTGTCCACACCGAGAAGCAACCGTTTTTAGTCCTAATGGTGCAATAATAGTCGGCCCTACCCGATTTCTTACCAATGAAATCTGAGTTGTTGTCCTTGAAGTCATTGTTAATGGCGTAGTTCGCATACTCCTCATCGGTGCTCATAACAAACTTTCCGAAGCGAGTGCGCGCCACGTCATTGCGGAACTGCGTGTCATCCGCGAAGTGGCAGACGATGAATCCGTTTCCAGCCTTGACGAACTCGGAGTTAGGTCTCAGGTCCCATTTGAGCATGTACGGATTCATAATGCTCGCAGAGTTCGAGAGCATGAACACCGTCGTTTTGTCCTTGTACCGGTCAACGGTCAGGTAGAAGTTGTTGAACACTCGCACCTCGTCATTCAGGTAACGAATCTGCGGATTCTCGATGATGAACTCATCGAAGATCACCGTGGTCACCAGCGGGTACGCCGTTGATTTCTGGGCCTGAGACGTGCTGAGCACGGAGAAATAGCCGATAACGGTCCACTTCTTGTCTCCCTCCATTCGCATGACAGCATCGTTCCCGTGCACTGCGAACTCGTAGCCGGGGAACTCGTGCGCAATGTCGTCGAAGAACGTGAAACGCCCCTTTTGCTCCACGCGGTGACGGCGTAGATAGATGAACTGCTCACCCTTTTTGATCGCGTTGGTAATGGCGATCTTCTTAGCACCATAGGTCTTTCCGGTACCTCGACTGCCTACAATCATGAGGTAGCGCGCGTTATATGACCTGATACGGCTGAAATCGTAATAGTGCGTGATCCGATTATCCATTCCCTCTCCTACATGATGTGACGCCTGACAGTCCACCACGCGGCGTCGTCAAGCATAAAGATTGAGTTAATGTGGGGACCGGGACGCGGCCCGCCGTGGCCGATAGTGTGTGAGCCGTCGCCCGTGTACATCTCCACGTGGTCAGTGTGCGGATATCCACCGCCCCAACTCATGACAATCATATCTGCCGTGGTCATCTGAGCAATCTGCGCAGCAGTTGGGTGTCCATATCCCCTCACGACCTCGGTTCCACGGTTGTACTGGTCGCCGGTCCACGTCCCGACATTGATGCCCACCGTATCCATGTAGGCCCGGTAGATAGTGCTGGAACAGTCACCGAAACCCGACTGGTCCGGGTTAAGACGCCCCGGCGCCTGTAGGTAGGTGAACTTCATCTGCCGGTCATACATCCATTTATAGACCGCCCATCGCTTCGACGCCGCGTCACCACCGCCACCTCCCCCGCCGGGCGCCGGTGCGCCGCCACCGGCGTTACCCGGTGTCGGGGCACTACCCCCGTTGCTGACGGTGTTCCCGCCCATCAGCCAGCGCCGACTGTTCCCCGTCGGGTACGCGGTCATCGTCCCCGACGTCGTAGCGATATGCAGCATACCGCTACCGTCGGACCATGCGTTCTTGACGCTCCCGGCGTTCGTGCCGCCGTTGGTGGCGCCGCCGCTACCGCCGTTGCCGGGATGCGACGGGGACGCGGCGCCTGGAGTGGATACACCTGACGTGTCCTTGTTCTTAATGATCTGGTACGCCTGGTTGTAGCGGTTTGGGTACTTGCCGAGTACTCCGTCATTAAGGAAACCGTGGTGAAAGGCCTCCAACGAGGCATTACCACCCACGTTGTTAGCAACGCGAATCGCGTACCTCGGCCCCTGGTGGTAGCCAACGCACCAGAGAATGAACGAGTCCGTATTCGTGTTCGGGTCGATCCCCACATTACGTGCTGCCTGGAAGTACCCCTCAAGATCGGCCACCAACTGAGCGTCCTGTTCCTTGGCGCCCGCGCGCAGAAGCGGGATGAGGGAGTCCCCCTCTGCGCGCGAGAGCCATCGGTTGGTCCACCAGTCGTCGTTGCCGTGGGATGAGAGGTCGCTCCGAAGAGAGGCGGCGACACCGGCGAACTCGGTGGCATGGGCGGCACCCATCTTCTTGATGATGTCGGCCGCCCGCGGACCGTACCACTGCGCAATTCCTACAGTGATCGGGTCATTGTAGTTGATCGAGTCATATTTCATGCTCGATTCAACTGTTCCGATTGCCTTGATCGCCACTTTTTTCGACGTCTCATCCCACGCCATTTGTTCCCCCTTAGAAAATACGGTAGGTCATATTCACCTGATAGGTCTGGTTGGCCTTGAGAATGTCGCCCGCATGCATGCCACCAGTCTTAGCGACGTATACGTACTTGTAGGTACGGTCGTTGCCAATAATCGGCGACATCATCCCGTCATAAGGTCTAGCCCAGCCCGGCAGGTCCATGAGTTTAGCGTCATAGCCCACATCGGTGCCGGCCACCCTGAACGTGCCCTGAATGTTCACGAAATCGCCGTGACGCTCACAGTTCAGGTAGTTGTAGTCCCGCGCCACCGTGCTTGCCGAAAGCGGGTGCAGGTCATAGGACGGGGGATTGAGGAACGACGGTCCACCGTGAATCCAGTTCACGAACAACTGCCGCACGTGCCGGTAGCCCGCATCCGTCATGTGAACGTTGTCCACACCCTGGTCCCATGACTTAGCCTGTTCCTTACCGAAGTGCAGCCAGGACCTTGACCCCTCACAGACAATGGCACCGTAAGCCTTGCCCGCGTTAATCACCTCATAGGTGCGGGACACACAAGACCTGGCCATCTGAACGTACTCGTTCAACGACGCCTCGTTATAGGTGACGGGCAGGACGTAGATGGTCGCATTCGGGAAGTACTGACGAACCAGCGAGAAGAACGTGCCCGCCTGTTCGGTGACGGAGTTCTGAGCACGAATGTCGTTCAGCATGTCAATAAGGAACACGTACTTGGTGGCACGCTTCTTCTCATCACTCATCCGGGACCGAGCATTATTCACCTGAGTAATGAAGTTGTTGTCAGGTGTGGAAGTAAAACCGCCACCACCAATTGCGAACACATTCGGGTTGACGCCCATATCCCGGCACAGTTGCTCGGTCCAGCGGGACGCCTCAATCGTCGCGTTAGATGAACCGAAGACAACACCCTCCGTGAGTTTCGGGTCCTCAAGGAACTTATCGTCGGCTTCTGTTTTCGTGTAATAGGTAGCAAGAATTGTTCTAACATCTGACTTGACCCTCTCCACGGCGGCGTCGATCTTCTCGGCACGCTGCTTGGTGACAACCTGGATGCGAGAGGAGTCCTTCATGGGAGCGTCAACGTAGTCCCCGTTCTCGATACGGTCGAAGCGCGCGTCGACAAGGCGGGCCTTGAACGACTCGATGAGTTCGTTCATCGCCCGAATCTTGGCGTCGGTACTATTGCGAGAGTCGTTCAGGAATACTTCAAAGTCGTCTAACTTCTTCTTGGAGTCCTTAGACCACTGCTCGGCAATCTTATTGATCTCCTTGACCATCCCCTCCACTTCCTTGCCAAAACCCTCAGCATAGGTGATGGTGTCAATGACGGCCTGACGGATACGCTCAAGAATTTCCAGCACCGTCAGACCGTTGTTGTAGGTGAACGGCGTGGAATAGGGCGTTGTGGGTGGTGAAAGGCGGTACAGGGCCGCGTCAATAGCGGATACGCGGGGGTCAGTAGCCATAGTAGGTGTCTCCAATCATGTCAGTAGGCGGCGTCCAAACAAGCATAAACAGGGGCTCAAGTTGGGCAATCACCATCATATCAATGTTGATAATGGCATCACGGTGCGCCTGAATAAGCGACGCCATAGACCCCGAGAAGCCCTCCTGAGTCCCCGTGCCACTACCGTCACTCGACGACGTAGAGCGCTGAGAGCCCGTCCCGTCTGACGACGACTTGACGCCCGTTAGAGACGTCGAGTCGGCCGCCCCGGTGGCGTAGTCCCCGTTGCCCGACAGCATCACCTGGGGAGTCTCGGACTGGACGGCGCGGGACTTAGCGTCCGTGGAGGACGTGCTGGACCCGTGCTCGCTGGACTCCGTTGTGGCGCTGGTGGTGCCGGTGCTGGTGTTCTTCGAGGTCATCCGCAGGGTGAGGAACGGGTCTCGTTTGACGAGTTCGGCCTCGTACATTTGGTTGTAGTAGGGCATGATCTCATTCATTTTCACCTTCAACTGGAATAGGAAGATGTCAATGGTCTCGTGCCCGATCTCGTTGAACCAGAAGTGCACCTTGATCTTCGAGTTCAGAGTGCTCCTATAATCCTCTGAGAAAATGGGATAGTGTGACAGGGCGTCGTCAATAAGTGCTTCACTGATTCGCCTGAGTTCTGTCGTGTAGTTACTCATTAGGACCTCCCAGATCGGTTGAGTTCGTCGACTCATTCGACGCCAATGGATTCATCTCGGTCATCGGATTCAATGCCTGCATGTCTGTGGTTCCTGCCGAGTCATCCAGGTTCCATGTAACGTCAACGTCAAGTCCGTACTTAGCGTTGATCCACTCGCACGCATACTTACGAGCCTGCAAGTTAACGGCACGCATAGCCAGAACCTGACCCGAGGATCCGGACGCCTCCTCAACAACCATCCGCTCCTTCTTCGAGGAGTTGACGTTCATGATTCCCAGCAGGGTCAGCGCCTCGTTCCAGGTCTTGACCTTTGCCTCCATGACGTGAGGCAGGTAGTCCTTGTCAATCCCCGTGGAGATCGACCCAATCTTGTCCTGCAACGTCCCCAGCCCGGTAGCCGATGACACCTCAGCGATCATCGGGTTACCCTCTGCCAACTGCTTGTACGCATCCATGACGGACTTGCGCTCGTTCGTGTCAGCCGTCAGCAGGACCGGCACGCGCATATGGATGAGGTCAACCTCTGTCGTGGTGTCAATCTCGGACAGACGGCGCGCATACACGCTCACGATATCCGTGTCACCAGTTCGCAGATAGTTGTTCCAGATCGGGACACATGCGTCACCCTTCATGGTCTTGTTGACCATCGTGTTCCCGTACACGATGAACTCAGTCGGGTTGTTGTACATATTCGGCGTACCGAAACCGGCGCCACGCAACGCGAAATACCGGTTGAACTCCTCATCCCAGAAGAACACGCTAAGCCCCTGCGAGAACAACGTCATCTCAAGGAACCTCGGGTCAATCTCCTCGGGAAGACCGGTCCAGTGATACCGGTTCATGCACATCTCAGACAGGACGCGCGCGTACATCCGGGTCAACACCTCACGACGCATCTTCCCCGGCTCCACCGCCATCTCACGCAGGAACGGTGCGTAGATGGACTCTCCAACAAAATCAGGTTTACTCACAGGAATCCTCCTTCTGGTTCCCAGTTGATAGGGGCGTTATCAAGCGAGACATCCCCGAACTTTTCTTCTCTGTACATCGGCGAGTGCCACACCGTCACACCCTTTTCCAGTATGCCACGAAGCGTGTCCACATAGGTCTGAGGACAGGCGGAGGAGTAGATGCGGACGTCCTTGCACTTCCAGTAGGAGAAGCGGTCCATAACCCTTAACTTGTCGGGAAGGTTGGACAGGAAGAAATCGCACGCGTACCCGTACCGCTCCCAGAACTGGCCCTGACGGCGAATGACGTCAGTGCTAACCATTTTGAGTTTGCAGAAGATAACGGCGCCATTCATGACCCAGTTGAAAGCATCGCCGCCCTGAGCACCAGACACGGACGGGGGAGTGATCTGAGAATCCTTAACAGCGGCGTTAATGGACGCAATCTGCTGCTGATAATCGCCCTGAGCGGCCCAGTTGGCAAGGTCGCGGTTAGCGGCCGCGTTAGTGCCGGTTAGCGCGTTCTGCTCGCTCTGGTTGGCGCGAGTAAGGTTCTGGGAAATTACGTTCCCCATATTGCGGGCGTTAATGTCAATCGACGTGGAGATGTCAGACGTAACTTGCCCCTGAACGTACCCGCCCAACTGGCCGATAGCGCCAAGTGGATTGCTGAACGCAGTGCCAACGGCTCCACCAATACCACTGATAGCACGGTTAGCACTGTTCACCTGCTGGTGAGCCATCTGAGCCGTGTTCGCTAGAGCAGTATTCAAGTTCTGGGCACCGAGGTTGTTGTTCATGATCGCGTTGCCGGTACGGATGCCCCGCATCGTGGCGTCGAATGAGGTCTCTGCCGCCCTCATGGACTTGTCCATACCCCACGACGCAGAACTACGGTTCTGAGCAATTGAGTGAGCGTGAGACGCGTACCAGATCATTGACTGGTCATTGACTACAGGAAGATGCGGGAAGTTATCAATGACGGCGGCCTCGTTCACGTACTCAGTATCTGTCTTCCACGTTGAATCGTGCTTGTCGGTATTGTAACCGGCCACATAGCCGACAATTCTCGGAGACGGAGGAAGGACGTGACACTCCATACTGACTTTAACCGAGTTCCAGTCATTAAGTAGTTCAGGTGCCAGAGTGAGTGTCTGACCATTGTTGAAAGACACTTCTAGGTACATGTAGGGGGACGTGTAGAACTTGAGGAATCGCTTGAGCCTTTTAAGGTTCCTCCCCGTAACGGTATTACCGTTCGCCTTAAGGAACTCGGGAAGTTTATCCGGCATGAAGTTATAGGCGACTTCAACCTTCTTCCTCGCATACGTTCCAGTAACCAACTTCAACCCGTGGTCACTCAGTTTCCCAGACATCTGATTCCCGATAACGAGCCGCTTAGGGATGTAGTAGATATCAAGAATTCCCTGAGATGCCCACGGTGCGTCGCTCAGTTCCTTCATGATTGCGGGCAGGTCCTTAATGTCGCACATGTAGTACGTAGCACCGGACACATTGTTTACAGACAGAACCTGATTCCGCGTTTCCAGGTGGGGAACAGAAGTGGTGACATTGGACCCTGTAGCGGTCTGCATGTACGGATCGTTCTTATTTCCAAAGTTTGTGTTAAGGTTTACCGTGGAAATAATTACTGCAACAAAGTCGAACTGCTCGCTGAAACTATTGACCTTCTCGTTGTTGATATTGCCGAACCAACTCCGGTAAATAGTGTGTCGCTCACCAAGGGAGAATGACTCAGGCTGTTTCAGCCACATCCGGGAGAAGATTGACCCCGCATCACCGTTTCCAGCCTTGATAATCTCCTTCTCCCTGTACTCAAGGCAGTGTGACCGCTCGATAAACGCCGAACCGAACTTGACCAGCGAGTGATACGTCTGCCAGACATCGAGCGAGATAGTGAGTTGAGTGGTCTCCGGTGCGATATAGTCGACCGACTGGATGAAGTAGAAGAACGTAGTAGCGCGATTCTTCTGAGAGATCGGGAAAGCGCTGTTCTGAACAATGAGGTAGTTGAACGTGTTCGCCTCACTGAACGGGAGATTAATGCGCACCGGCACCCCCTGAGCGCAATAAGTCAGGTTCTTAATAGTGACCGTAGGGAGATTGCGCGTCTCATCGAACGAACGGATGTACTTAATAGTCCTCTCCGGACTATCGAACCAGTACACATCGCGGTACATGGAATCCCACGGCACGTTACACAACGTGACCTCAGTACCCGGCCCCCACACCGAGTAATCGAACTGAGTGCCAAACGAAGCACCGTTCGGCAGTGAATTAATCGTAGGCATATCTCCTCCAAAACTAATGGGCACCACCCGTACAGGTGGTGCCCATCAGTATAGGGGAGGCGTCAACCATTCAGGCCAGCCACATTGTCCTTCGGGACAACAGACAACTGTGCTGTCTTGACGACATACTTGCCAGTGGCCGGGTCGATCCAGGAGACCTTAACACGGACCACAACCAACTGAGAAGACTCGTTCGGGGACATGTAGATAAGACCATCGTTATCAATGGTAGTACCCGTGTCCTTGTTCCCCTCAATCGACCACTGCTCAGTGAACTCAATGTCCTCCTGACCAGCCTTGAGACCCGTTAGGACCGCCTCCAACTGGGCCGTACCACCCTTGACCATTCGGGCCGAGGACTTGTCGACGTTGCGCACGTCAGCCTCGTTACTGTCAATCACGAACTGGATACGATCAATAGCCACGTTAGCGGCAATCTCAATCGTCTCGCGCGCCGTATCGGGAGCAGTGGAGAACTTGACAATCGGGGCGAACGGGGAGGCCGAGATGATCTCCCAGTGGTGCAGGAAGAAGTTCGTCTGACGACTAATCGGGTTGAACTCCGAGGTAGTCTCAAGGGACGTGTCCGCAATGACGAAGAAATCCTTAGTGGTCAGGAAAGCCTGAACACCATTCATCGCCACGTCCTCCTGACGAATCTCCACAATACGGGAGGGAACGTCAGCATAGGAGACGTTGAACAGGACCGCCAGAGCGTTCACGTCAAGACCGGACTTGACCTCAGGAGTAGCGAACAGGACAAGGTCCTCAGGGCGCACCGAGACGGGCATCTTAGCCCCGTTGAACCGAGTGGAGAGGAACTGCATGTTACCCGCGGTAGCACGAATCTTGCGCAGCAGGGAACGTGCCTGGTCCTCGGTGGAGTCCATCTTGGCCACGTCGGGAACGTTCACGTTGAACATCGGGTACTTGTTGTCCATAACCCGGAAAAGGGCCGTGGTCATCAGGTACTCGTCCCAGTTGTCCGACGTAGTAGGTGCGGACATGATCTGCTGAGTCAACTGGTCAAGACCAGAAGGATCAAGGAAAGCGCGACGCAGAGTGTTGTCGTCAATCGTGATCTTGTAGAAATCCTCACGGTCCACGGTGTGGAAAGCGGTGGCCACGTCAATGTCCGCACGCCCGAAGATATCCCGCTCAAGGTAGTCCCGGTCGTGGTTGTAGTGGTTCGCCTTGACGATACCGGTCTGAATCTCCTCGATGGTGTCACCGAACTCAAGGGCGCCGCGCTTGAACTCCGCCAGAGGGTTATACCAGATAGCGTTACGCGCGTACACGAGCCCGATACGGTTAATCAGGGACTCAATGAACTCGTTCTTGTGCGGACGGAAACTGAAAATAGAGTCCGCAACGTCAGCCACATTACCCTTAGACGCGGCCGGAATACGCTTGTGGTAATCCAGAGAAGCATCATTGCGGATAGCGTTCAGGATGTTCACGTTATCCGCGTTGCGAATCTTCCCATAAAAACGGCGTGCCATTACTTCTTCTCCTCATCAGAGTCATCAGTGGAAATCAGGTCATCAAACGTCACACCCTCGTAATCGGCCGCACCGTCCTCACCCGGCAACTTATCCGCCGCATCACTCGGGTCACTACCCGGCTGGGCCATCAGCAGGTCATAATTCTTCCCCTTGAGGTCGGAGATCATCTTCTCCTTCTCCTCAAGCATGGAATTCAGGTCCGTCATCTTACTGTCAAAACCGCCCGCGAAATCCGTCATCTCGTTCCAGATATTCGAGAGGTTATCCAGCGTATCCGAGTGATCCGCACCCAGCAGTTCACCGAGACCGCCCATAGCCTCCGAGAACTTGGAGCCGATCTCATCAAGAAATCCCATCTTTCTTCCTTTCTGTGCACAAAAAGATATGGTGGGTACTTGCGTACCCACCATATCACTGCGGAGAGAGACCAGACAGAACCAGAGGTTGCCAGCCCATCAAGGTCCGAGGGGTTTCAGCCCATGGCGTCCCGGATCACTTGCCGGTGCTCGCCTTGATCTCCTCCACGCCCTTAACCACAATCTCCGTCAGAATCTCGGGGACCTCACGACGCAGGGTCCAGTGAGCCTCATCGAGAGCGGCGGCGATCTCCTCGGGGATAACGACGGAAACGGACTTGTAGCCAGCCTTAACGCGTGCCATGTTTTCTTCTCCTCTATCTGAGCGTGAATGTTGTGTTAGAGAGTACCACGCCTCCGGGAACTCTCATGGGTACTAGTTTACCGTCCCAAGTTCGCGGCGTCAACATGTCCTCAAGCCGAACTTTCGCTGCAATCTCGTTGGGCAACCCAGCAATGTGAACATCATCATGATCGCCAAACCTCTCGCAGTACTGCTTCGCCCGAAGGAACACGGCGTCATCGAACGGACGTCCGTCGTGCTCAACCTTCCAGGCCCCGAGTTCCGTGGGATGCAGGTACAAGTCGGGCTCCTCTGGGCCGCGTAGATGGAGGGAGTCCGTGTCGCAGTACAGGAACCGGTCGTAGTTGGCTTGAGCGGACCGAATGAGGTCCTGACGTGCGTAGGCGGTAATGAACGCTCCCATAGCGGTATATACAGGGTTGCTCTCCTCATGCTCGCACATCTGTAGCTGCATGGTGCCGTGCTCGTCCAGATAGGGGCGCTTGCCGGTGACGTCCGTGTTCTTGGCAAACTTCCCGTACAGGGAGTTAAGGTGGAGTTTTGCGATAGTCCTTGCCCCTCCCGTGCTGTTCGCTTTCACGGCCATCCACTTATCAATGTAGTCGTTAAACAGGCCCTCTGTAGCCTTAAAGTTCCAATAACCACTAATCGCGTAAATCTGCAAGTCGTACTGCTCCATCCACAGTTCCAGGTCAACGCTCGTGATAGTTACCGTTGTCGGCTCAGGGATCGACTCAAGGAACTCGTTGGCGTTGAACTGGATCGACCGCTTCAACTGGATGCAGGGCAGGTGTCCTGGCTTGAGGCGCGCGGTGAACGTGATCGAGAGCGTGTACAGGTCTGCGGTAGGGTCCTCCGTATCAGTCCACCACGGCTTACCGAACGGGAGCGGTTTGGTCCTCATCACCCATGGGTACATCGAGTTCTTGTCGATCACGATTCCAGGCCCCGTACGCTTGCGCACCCATTGCTTCGCTGGCATTGCAATTCCTCCTCTATATGCTGCCCTGATATCGTCATCCACGGTCTTTGACAGGACCGGGAACGTTCTCGTGAATCCTTTGCCGTGGAGCCCCTTGAACTCTGCAAGGGAGTCTGCTCCAACGGTAAGTTTCGTCATTCCGCTGGCGAGAATGACGCGCATGGCCTGAGCCATGATGTAGATATCGTTGTACAGGTACTCCCATTCCTCCTTGGTGGGGAGGTAACCGATGGGACGCTCCGCCTCATAGTCGATATCGCCCTTGACCGATTCGAGATTGAATGCCTTAGGCACGTCTCGAACGGGCAGGGGAATCTTTTTGAGTGAGTCCCTGAGTTCTACCTTGACACCTTTCTTGGAGACGATGGTGATTGAGTAGAACTTGTTCATATTGCTAATGACGGTGGAGAACTCACCTTTGCCTGGCCTGTCCGGTACCCATTTGTACCCATCTTTCAGGATGTAATCGAGAATGAAGGAACCGTCAAAAGCGAGATTGTGGAAGAACGTCACATTAGGTGCGGACAGGAGATAAGCGACATAGGCGCCAACTCCTATACCAACCTGATAATCCGCATAGTCATTGACTGCCATACTTCCCCAGGACCACACGCGACAGTCCAGGGGATTAGTCGTCGTCTCGAAATCCGCGCATCTAGCGTCAAATATCGAGCGTCTTCGCATACTCGTAGTACTCCATAGCGCGGCCCAAGGACTGTTCGCCGCGCTCCATCGCGGCGTCCACCATCCCAGGACTCATTTCCTTCTCACCGACGCGCACCTGCTGTGCCAACTGCATCGCCAGATACTTGAGCGACAACTCCTCGGGAAAATCGGTATAGGCCCAGATGAACCAGAACTGTTCGTCCGACAGAGAGTTGAACTTGTCGCGCACTGTCTCGTCGCCAACTAAATCCATCATCTGGTTCATGTAGCCGCGGGCCTTAGACACCAGTTCACGTGACGTGTACTGACGTCTAATATCATCGTTCCTGAGGGCGATCATCTTCGCACCCTCGGTGCCCATGAGTTGCTGAGGGGAGTAGATCTTGAGTTTCTTCATCCCATCATATGCCTCGGTACCGTGAACGGGGTGAGCAGGTGTGGTCATTGCACGCCTCTCCTTAACCGTCATGCCCAAGGGCTTAATATAGACGTCCTCGTACTTCTTCTGCTCGGCGTCAACAGTACGGTTGATCTTCTTAACCGAGTTGACGTAGTTTCGGTATGACTGACGGGTGACGATGGTTCCGCGGGCACCCTTGTAGTAGCCGACGTGTGCTTTACGGAAATAGGCTTGCTTCTCAAGGAGTTTCTTGAGTCGGTCACCACTCATTCTTGAAATAGCGTCCTTGCCTACGCGGGGATCGTACTCCATCCCCGTAATGTCGATTCCGTTGTCGCCCTTAGCCATGCGCTTGATCTTACGAGTCACCAGTGACTCAGACTTCATGGCCGCCTTACGAAGTGAGATCAATTCTTCTTTGTTATACCTCATGATGAAGTCCTCCCCGCCCTCCCTATGGAGGACGGGGAGGACTGTATCATCCGGGACCTAGGTCCTACGCCTGTCAGACAAGGGTCAACTTGTAGAACCGGTTCTTGCCCGACCCCTCCTCAGTCACCCGCACCTTGAGCGGAGCAGGCCACTGGGAGGGCTCCCCCAGGAGAGTGAGGATGCGCTTGGCAGCGTTGAAGATCGGCCCGGAAAACGCGTGGTAGGCGTCACCAGAGGGCGTGATGAAGATGGTCCGCACAGCGGGCTCGATCTCACCAGTCTTCTCGTTCACAAACTCCGTGGACTCGATCACGAGGTCAGCGATCTCAAACGACTTGCCGCCAAGGTCAGACACCGCCTTAGCATCATTGACGGCGTTGAAAATCTTCGCCTTCGTCTCGAAGTCGTCACCCTTAACGGTAGTAAAAATACCGTTGGTGGCAGACATTCCGGCAAGCGGGTTAGCGGCGGTGCTGGTAGTAATCTCGGTGCTCATTCGGTCTTCCTCCTAGAAGAGTGGTTCCTGTTTGTTCTGTTCCTCGATCTTGTCTGGTACTGGTACCGCTAGGAACAGAGGTTTAGCGGTCCAGAAGATTAGGAGTGAGAGAAGTTCCTGCTCAGAAACCTCGTCATCCTCCCCGTAGATAACGGTAGTCGGTTTCCTCCCCTTTGGTTTGATTGACGCTGTTCGGTAGTGATTCTCCTGACGAAACGAGACCATCCCGTATTCAGTTGACCAGAATGTCTCAAAAGTCGTCATGTACTTAATCACTCGGAACATATGCGGTTCGAGCGACTCATCATAGGCCAACCAATAGGAGAGGCCCGGTTTGAGCGTCTCACTCAGTTGCTGAGCCATGACCGCTTCCTCGGATGATCCTCCACGTGGATGAAGGTCTCCTTGAGCCGCCGCGCCGTCATGCCGTACACGCTAGCGAACTTCTGACGGTCCGTCACCCGCGTAGGACACCCGCCCGGCACCCACAGCCCCTCCACCTTCTCAATGATGAGGTTCCCCGACCAGAGCGGCCCCTCGTGCTCGCGTATCTCCTTCTCAGAGAGTCCACACTTCATAGTCAATCCCTCCTGGCTGACAGAGTCGATCAATTGCTTGCGTAACCGATTCCCCGGCATACACCATTTTGTTTCCGATATAGACGGTAATCACAGTTCCCGAATATCTATAATCATTTCCAGTTTTTCCAGTGGTGACCGGAATTGGCTGTACGCCCGGTCCACCGCTCTCCCCAGCCTCTCCAACCTGTGGTCGCAATTCACTAATTTCAGAAACTCCGCCGCCGCAACTAACGACCATGTTCGAAACAACTCCTCTCCATCATCCAGGATAATAAATTCTTCATTCCGTGATCTGAACATCATCGCCCTTAATAATATTCACAATCTCATCCGCAACCATCTCAGCCACATACGTCTCACCCTCCCCAGGAATAACCTGCAAGGAAAGAACATGCTCACCAAAACCGGTCCGCTTACGATTAATAATCGCAACACACTCAGCCGAAGAATCCTCCGTCCAAAGCGTCAACGAATTCCCCTCAAACTCCATCGAAGGAGAATAACCCTCATCAATAAGCGTATCGAAGACATTCATCATCGCCTTACGCGTGACCTGTGCAATATCCATCATCCCTCTCCTAACGCCGTGGTGCCCTTCACCGC